TCTTATGAGATTGTATTTATCATGGTAATAAGACATTTTGTCATATATTCTTTTTATGGCTTTATAGTCTTTCTTTGTTTCTGCTAAGTTTTCAGTAGTTTTATTATTAAGTTCATCCTCTAATTTGTTTAGAGTCTCCACTACCATAACCGATAAACACTCAAATTCTGTTGTTGTTAAATTTAATTCCATTATCTATTCCCCCAATGATTAACGATTAGCCATAGCGTTAAGACTATGACTAACCATATTAAAAAACCAATACCAAAGATAAAACCAAGTATTTCAATCATTTAAACCTCTTGGCTTTCCATGGGTGAGATATGCCTACATCCACAATGCGGGCAATCATCATCTACTTGGCAATCCCAATAATCTTGCCAAGCGTATTCGCATTTTGGACATTCGTAATGGTTAAGCCAAGTCATTCCTATTTGTTCATTCATTAGTATGACTCCTGGACTATTACATCCTTTTTGCGCTTATCCTCGTAAGTTTTAACAATCTTCCCGCATGGATAGGTTAAGAGCCAGTAGTCTTTACCAAAGTCTTTGCTCATGCTTGGTATGTTTTCCCTTTTGCTATTTAGTAAGCGTTTCGCTTCCTCTATCATTTCTCTATGCTGTGTCATGATTCCCCCATTGGTAAATTTAAAAGTTTATCGATTCTATGCTCATCCAGCGATATAAAACGCAAGATCTCCTCTTGCTGTCTATGTGTGTAGCTGTCGAAGTCTTTTATATACTTTGCTGGATTGTCGAATAGATCGCGCAAGTATTTAATTATTTCGCGCCTAGCAAATTGTTTAGGCGTTAGATCGTTAATTTTCATCTTGGGTCTCCGTAAAAATCTTCTACAAAATCTGAATAATCAATATAAGACATAAGCATATAAGCATCTTTGTATTCAGCATTGTTAACTTTGACTAATAAATTATGACCATCATCATTTATTTGTCCGTCTGAATGGCATAAAGACTCTATTGTTAAATCTTCGGTACAGTCTATTACGATTGACTCGGCTGAGTCTAAATCAAACATACATAGGCCTGTTTGATTCGCTATTAATTCTTTTCTTGATATTTGGTGAATTTTACTCATCTTCGTTCTCCTTTAAATCTGGGCTATTAACAATTTCCTTAATCATATCTGCTAACCAATATATAGAGCAGTAAGGATTATTTTCATTTGCGTTGCAAAGACTTTTAATCTCTGCAATCATTTCTGTTTTACTCATCTTTGTTCCCCCTTGGTTTTATAAGTTTTTAAAATGGTTTTGACTTTGTTTACTAAGTCTTGATAATTTTTCGCGCTGTAGCCGTTAGCCTTGAATAGTTCCAAAGCCTTGGGATTGATTAGCGGGTTATCGTCAGTTTGCGCTAAGAACCAGTTAAGAAGCTCTAATTCTTGGCGGTTAATCTTTGGCTTGTTGAAGTTATATCTTTTAATGCTCATGTTAAACTTCCTCGGCAAAATATATTTGACTATCGCCAATCAGCACGCTGTCGTTAATTTCCCATTCAATGGAATCATCATTCTCGGCGATCTCCTCGGCTTGCTCTAGTGAATCCGCGTATATGTACGCTTCTTTTTGCATGGTGTATGTTTGGGTTATCCTAAACTCTTTTAATGTATCAGCGCTCATTAGATCACCCACGATATAAGAGTTAATAAGGATGCAAAGAAAAATATAATTATTATATTCTCGGTGATTGTCCGCGCTTGGGTTGTCCAGTGTTGCGGCTTTCTTGGCTTGTGTAGTTTATGTGCAAAGTCTTTCATTGTGTTACCTCTCTTAATTGTTCTTGCCCTTGCTTATATTGAATATAATCTTTAGGCGGATAGACAAAAGCATTTAATTTTTTAGAATATAAATACTCAATCTCGGTTAATGCTTGATTAAATTGCTTGGGATATTTCAAGCATAGAGAATATATTTCCTCTATGAAGTTCCTAGCCATTATGGTTTTTATATAGTTCACCATGTCAACGCTATCCGTGTTTTTGTCATAGTATTTAAACTCTCTATCGTGTAATAGTTCCATTAAGCCACCTCTAATAGTTTATTAATTTGCTCTTTAGCAAAAGATGGTATTTCACTAGTTAGCCACGCCGTGCCGTATTTGTACGGCTTGCCGTCAAGATCATCAATTAATAGATCAACTTTCTCTAATTGTTCACATTCCCAAGTATAAAATTCCGCATTGCTTGGTCTTTGTATTGTGCTTAAAAATGCCATCTGTTTAGGTGTGCCTGGTTTCATGTCGTTAAGATGGTATTGCTTCCATAATGAATAGATCATTAAAAAAGTTTTATTGTCTTTTAGATGTTCTTTCATATCATCTAAATTTTGACCGCATGAAATACAGTCTGTTTGTTTGCTATTCCAAACATTACCACTAGCTGAAAATCTTGTTCCGTCAAAATTAACCTCTACTGTAACAAGATTTATTTTCTTGCCTGTTTGGTTGTAGTCTATTTTCCCAAAGTTAAATATTCTTTTCATTTTTTTACTCTCCTAAAAGTAAGTTAGTTATACCACGAAAGCCCCGAAAAGACGGGGCGTTAAATCGTGGGGGTTTTAGTTATGCTATTGCTTGCTCTTCGTGGTTGTCTATGTAATGGCGCAAAATTTTAGAAACTTCTTTGGGTGAATAATCTATAAATCTATTTGTGTATTCAAAGTCATCATCCCAGTAATTGTGAATAGATGCTTCAATTAAACTGTGGTGTACAGTTATAAACATAAAATAGTTTTTGTAGTTTTCTTGGTACTCTTCAATTATCATTTTTACTCTCCTTAATTAGTTAATGAACACTATCTATAATACGCACATTTTCACATATTGCAACATATTTATATAAATTAATTATGAGTATGCGCTTAAATCCTTTAATATAAGGGCATAAGGGAAATTAATTAAATCTTAATTAATTCGTAATAAATGGTATTTATTCGGAAAAATGACAACAAAAACACCTAAAAAGAGAGGAAGAAAGCCATTAGTTATAGACTATGATCAAGTTGAACATTTGGCATCTTTAAACCTTGGGATTATGGATATTTGCCGATCTATTGGGGTTGGTTGGGATACATTCAACAAACATAGGAATAAGAAAAATTCTGAATTGTCGGACGCATTGGCAAGAGGAAAGGCGAAAGGATTACAAAGAGCTACTTCTAAATTAGCCGAAAAAATAAACGATGGTGATTTTCAAAGCATCCAATTTTATTTGAAATCAGCCGACCGCGAGCGCTGGGCTGAAAAACAAGAGCATACGCATACTTTAAATTTAAGCGATATTATCTCCAGCGCCAACGCGCGCATAATAGATCACAAGCCCGACGCGCTAGCGCACGACGCGCCCGCGCTCGACATCAAACAATTAAACAAGGCCACGAAGTCATGAGAGCTTGCGCACGGGGTTGTATCTTCTCCCTTGTACCTACCCTACGCGCACGAGCGCACAAAGCTCTAGCGCTACTCTCCGCGCTTCTGATAGTGCGCTCACTCTATCCCGCCCAGGGCGCGCGCTAGGGTGATAGTGAACACTTACTATTATGAAAGTTAGTACTTACTATCGCTGTAGACCCCCCAGGCTCGTTGCGGGCGCGGGGCAGTGTACATGGAACTGTTGCGATAATTTTTTTTAATTTTTTTTTAAATTTTTTTTATGAAATATAAAGCCGAAGACGAAAAGAGATTGATGACAGAGATATGGTCAGTCAATGTAAAAGACGATCCATTAAACTTTGTTAAGTTTGCTTTCCCTTGGGGAATGAAAGACACCCCCCTCGAAGACTTCAAAGGCCCGCGTAAGTGGCAGGAAAAAATTTTGCGAGAAATGACAATCCATATTGCTAGAAATGGCACTAGGGATTTACCAGAGATGTTTAGAATGGCTGTAGCTTCAGGTCGTGGTATTGGTAAATCTGCTTTGGTTTCATGGATTATTCTTTGGATGTTATCCACAAGACTAGGGGCTACCATCATAGTAACCGCTAACACCGAACAACAGCTTAGAAGTAGAACTTGGGCTGAACTTGGTAAATGGATGACTCTTGCAATCAACTCTCATTGGTTTCAAAAAACTGCAACCACAGTTAAACCAGCACCTTGGTTTCAAGAAGCGCTAGAGCGCGACCTCAAGATTGATACTGGTTATTACTACGCGCAGGCGCAACTATGGTCAGAAGAAAATCCAGATGCCTTTGCGGGTATTCACAGCTCCTACGGGGTTTGTTTAATCATGGATGAGGCTTCAGGTATACCTTCACCCATTTACAGCGTGTCCGAGGGTTTCTTCTCTGAACCAACATCCAATCGTTATTGGTTTACTTTCTCCAACCCGCGCCGAAACACAGGCCCATTTTACGATTCCTTTAATAGCAAAAAGCGCTTTTGGCAGAATGTGCAAATCGACTCGCGCACAGTCGAAGGCACTGACCAAAAACTCTTCCAATCGATGATCGAGCAGTATGGCGAAGATTCTACTGTCGCGCGTGTGGAGGTCATGGGCGAGTTTCCTAGCGCGGATGATGATACTGTCATACCGCTTGACTTAGTGCGCGGTGCGGTAGAGCGCGATGTCACGCTCACCGCGAATGAACCCATTGTTTGGGGTTTAGATGTTGCTAGATTCGGTGGCGATAACAGTGCGCTGTGCGTGCGCCAGGGAAATACTGTCTTAGAAATTAAATCATTTGCCTCCATGGACTTGATGCAACTTTGTGGTGTGGTTAAAAATCGCTACGATGATTCGACTGTCATGGAACAACCCCAAGAAATATTAGTCGATGTGATTGGACTTGGCGCGGGCGTGGTTGATCGACTGCGTGAGCAAAATTTACCAGTGCGCGGGGTGAATGTGGCAGAAGCTCCAAGTACCAAAAAGAACTATTTGAACTTGCGTGCTGAGTTATGGTTTGCGATAAAAGATTGGCTGGCGCAGCGTGATTGCCGACTTCCTAATGATGATGAGCTTGTCTCGGAATTGGCTGCGCCTCTCTATAAATATACCTCGACAGGAAAAATAAAGATAGAGTCAAAAGATGAAATGCGAAAAAGAGGAATAAAATCTCCCGACAAAGCAGATGCACTTGCATTAACCATGGCGAGTTCTGCGGCAAGTTTTAGTGGAAGCGAGAGTTATTTCGGTTATAATTTCAAAAAACCTTTAAAATCTCGAATCATTCGAGTGGGATAGTTTTACATGGCAAAAGATTACGAAGACAAAATGGAAGATATGCTTGAGAAAGAAGAGATGGAATCTTCTGAAGTAGAAGTCGAAGTT